CAAAGCGGATCCACACCAAGGGGAACGACAAAAACCGGCTTTTCGATTCCCCCCTTCTCAAAGGTTTCTTTGCACCAGGTCGAAGGAACGATGACAAAATCGAAGTTCCCGTTCAAATCTTCAACCCAATGGGGGGGCAGAATCGGGGATTCGAACATAGTAAAAATGCCGTGCCGATCTGTTCTCCGCTTCCACCATCTTTTCCATTCACGATAGGGCTGCCCAAAATAGACGGAGATATCCGGTCGGGCGCCATTCGCCCGGTTCAATAGTTCTATTCCCCGCCGGATAAGACACATGGCAAAATTATGCCATGCTCCACCATAGCCGGTCTCCATCAAATTGACAGGTGTATCCATCAAAAGCTTCAAGTATCTCTCCTTTATGCTTTGTCTATGATGTAGGCAATCCGATTGCTGTTGGATGTATCCGGCAATCCCTCCAAAATAACTTGAACGAAGGTCTGCTCACCCTTCTTGTAGTTATGCTCTCCGGAACCGATACTATAGATGCGTGGGAAGTAATAAATTTTGGTGCCTACTCCAGAAGGAGTCGGACAAACCATCTCCAGATATGTCTCTCCCTGTTCACCATCGGTAAGATAGAGAGTCGAACCGGTAAGATTAGCGGCTGCTTGGGAAAGTGCTATCCGAAGATTAGCCAAACTCATCTCGGCGATATTCAGGGTGATGGTGCATTTCCGACTAATCAGGGATTTCTTGACTGTGGCACTAACCTGATCGACTTTCAAATCGAAGAAATCTCCCTCGGTGGTCACCTTCACTCCGTCGTAAGTCCCGCCGATATCCGTCCCACCGATCTTGACGGTGGTTACTGCACCGGCATAAAGCAATCCAGTGTTTACTGTCATTTTAGTTTCTCCTTAATGAAAAATTAAATTCCCTTACTAAAAAATGCATAACTTGAAGTAGAACTATCATAAATCACTTGTAACCGAATCTCAAATGCCGTTTGTCCATCCTTTTTATAACTGAGTTCAGTCGTCCCGAGAAAACAGCAAGAATAAAAAGCGAGACTATAAATTCTTCCCGCCACCGAAGGAAGACCGATGGTTACCCCTTCAGCGGATCGTTCATTATTCTTAATTGACATGTCACTACCACTGATATTTGCATCAGGTTGATTTAAAGCATACTTGAGTAAATCAAGGGTCTGTTCGGGAATCTTGAATGCAATTATAATTTTATGGTATACTTTTTTTATTTTCGTTGGTCCCGGTATTTGATCTGTATTGATTTCGAGATTTTCGGTTTCAATGGTTATAGTTACTCCATCAAGAGTATAATAAATTGGTGTAGCACCAATTTGTATGGAACTAACCGGTCCCGAATAAAGTAACGCTCTATTAAGTGCCATCTATGTGACCCTCCTAATCGCCATCCGGAAAGTCAGCGATTGAAAATGGTTCTCCCGTCCTTCCGGCTCCTGCATATCCTTGGCTGAACTTTCCCCCGATTCAACAGAGAAGGAATCGATACGGTATCCAGAGATCGAAAAAGCATAGTCATCCAAAAGGTCATAAATCCGTTCGCCAATGTTGGCAATAGTCTCAATATCCTCCTCTCCGGTAGGTAAAGCATTCACAAACCAGGCTGCCCGTAGCAAAAGGAAGTTTTGCTTGATGTCCGATAGAATATTCCGGGTTAAGAAGCTAAGATGCACCACAGGGGAGCCACACTTTTTAGGCCTCTCCATACCCAGGATCACCTTCGAACTACCAGCTACGACCCCTAGGCGCTCGCCTAAAGTTAAATCTGTGTCCAGGATCGTCTTGATGGCGCTTAGGATGGTATATTCATTCACGTAGTAACTCATAACGGATACCTCTTGACTCTAAGTCCGGCAGCAAACACCTTGGCAATTTGACCCTTAAACTTCTCAATCCCCTGAATCAGAACGGGATAACCTCTCTTTTCGACCCAATAAGCATAATTGACCCAGATACCCTGACCCGGGCGGACCCGGTAAGATTCGCCTCTCTGATACCGGATATTCCTTTTTCTGCGTTCATAGAGTTGACCTTTCAGACTTCTCGTTGCCCATTGGTAAGCATATTTGGCTCGTGCCCAGCCACCGGCAAAGACCGTCGATTGCCAATTATCGCCCTTAAGCACTGGAGGAGTGAAGTTGATCGACTCCTCCAGTGCTCCGGTTCTGTTCTGAAAACCATGATTATGCTTGCAGTAATGGGCAATCTTTTGGGTGACATTCTGGAGTTCCATCTTGACCCGATTCTGAAACTTGTTATCGAAGATGTCTTTAACGGTTCGATTATATTTCCTTACAAATCTTACCGGCATATCAGAATTCATCCAGACTACCATCCCCGAAATCCGAATCGGAAGGATGGGTCATAGTAAAAGTTGGTGTCCGACTGGCTTTGTCCGATTTGATTACGTCTGTCGCTGGAGAAACCGTCTCACCTGCCTTGGTAACCACTTCCAGCATTCCTTTCCGAACGTCCTCCAAATCCTTTTGGACTTTCCCGTATAGAGATCCGGCATGAGTCGTCTTATCCAGAAGCCCCTCACCGTAGTAATCCGAAAGGACAAACGCAGCTGCCAAATCCGCCACCCAGGAACGAACAATCTCCGGAACGGTCGTGTCTGTCCAGATTTCCAGAGTCGCCGGAGCGATATAAGATTGTAATTTAGCCCGGACCTCTTTTTCAGCTCTCAATAACCGGCTTTCTATATCGTCTCCGGTATATCCCCGAGCCGAAGTCGTATTGGCTAACCGCTCCTCGACATCATCGATCTTTGCCCATTTTGCAGCCAAAGTTACCTCTGCTTGAAGATTTTGGTTCGTATCCAGACCTTGTAACCAGTTTTCAATGTTCCCTGATAATAAAACCTACCTTTCTTAGCACCAGGAACAGTAGTCCAATTTTTGACATAAGCCGAATCGGTTCCACTTGCTACAACCAATAGAGCAGCGGTTATGGCTGAATGGGCAATAGAATCGATGACTGACCAAGTTGTGTCATCAAGTGTAACTGCCAACTGGATTCCAACCGCAAGCGAATCAACATCTGTATCAGTACTAAATTTATGAATTGATGTAAGTCTATTGAAGGTAGACAAATCAAAGGATTCTGAAGTATCTTTATCCAGTCCCGTTATTAAAACTGGATATGTAAATACAACACCCCCGCTGTCTTGGGTGAGAATATCAGTCGAATACTGATGTATGTTCACTGGTGCGGACTGCCCAAAAATTAACCCGGGCAGACAGAAGATTAATAGGGTGAAAATCAATCCACCCAAAAAGATTCTTTTCATTTTATGCTCCTCAAAATTAAAGGTTCAAATTTTCGTTCCGTTTATCCCTGTGATCCCCAAACCCTATTTGAGGGTATTGATCAGCACGTATCCGCAGCCGTTATCGAAAATCTTCCGGTCGTAACCCTGATCTTGCACCTCAATCCGGTCACAATCTATTTCCGGCTTAAACCAGGTTCTGGTGATCCGTCCACCCCGGTTGAAGGTCAGTCCCCAAGTGGTATCCTTCAGACCCATCTGCGGATTGACATAACCGATCCAAACGTAATCACCCCACAAACCGGAGAGAACGGCTGCCTGCCCTTGCATGGCCGTATTCTGGATAGCGTCTGCTTCGACTACTCTTAACCCTCTCAAAACCGGAGGCAATCCCCCAAGGGTTAAAAGATCGTCCCTGGTATATTTCACCAGTTCGGTGCAGGCTGGATGCCGGGAAAGGGCAAGGGATGTCAGATAGGGAATCATGATCGTGTTAGCTCTCTTTCCCCGCGCCGTCCAGATCTGTTTCTTAGCAATATCGATGTCATCCAGAGGCTTTGAATCAGCGGAATCGAACTGATCCCAACATTGACTATCCGTCAGGGTCCGGTAATGGCTGGATGAAGCATATCCCGCTGTAGTGGTAATCAAAGAATATGCCTTGAATTCCTTGGCCAGATCCAAAAGCATAGTGACATATTCGGTGGTACCGATGTCAGCCAGAATCGGTGGATCGGCATTGGCTCGTTCGTCCGGTCCCACATCATCATGCAAAGCATGGGGAATGCAAGAATAGTCAATGGCGGTTCCGAGATGCCGAACCACTCCGTTGGATTCTGTCTTCGGCTTCCGGATGGTGGAAACTTCCTGCAGATGCTCTGCTCCGTAAACCGGGACTTTATCTTTATCCTTGACCACAGGTTGATCGGGAAAAAGTATATCTCCGATAAAAGCGTTGTTCCGATACATTTTGCTTATCTGCGTGAGATAAGCGGAGATGTGAACTTCGGAAGGATCGAGAAACTTTAAAATCTTGACTGGTTTTTCGCCTAACAAGATTATTTTATCCATCTTTTTGCTCCTTTAAAGTCATGTTAGTTATCGATTCATTTTAAATTCCGGATGTTTCAACCACGATTAGGTGGCATACCAAGCTGGGTTAATCAATGCCGGAATCTCGTCGTTTTGGGCAAGTGCAGCCCTAAGCGCCTCGCCCAAATACTTGTGATTAGCCGTTGCGATGGCGACTTTTCCGGTGGCAGCAGCGGAATTGATCTTGTCACCTTTGGAAATGGTCGTGTTGGCCTTCACTAAAGAAACTCCAAGAACTCTGACACGAACCGAATCCCCGATAGCGGCTGCCGTATCTTGCAGAATTCCAATACTGGTAGCCACTTCAGCAGTAGCAAGCAGGACTCCATCGTCACCCGTTCCCAGCATGACTGCTACATAACGAGTAGCCATTACTTCTTCTGCCTTGTACGTTAAATCCAGAACTGGTATTTCATGTGCTAAGGTCTGACTCATTGTAATCTCCTTTTAATTTAGTTTTACTTAAATCCAATTACTTCTTTCAGTTAACTCCTTTCCCCGGAATCCTAAACTGTGACCGATTGATCCCTGAATACCTGGATCAGAGCATCCCGGTACGGGATCTTCTTTTCCACGGCTAACGCCTGAGCCTTGCCATCCAGGTCAATTGAATCCTGATCAATCACTTCACCGTCATTGATCACTTTGAAATTCAGACTGGGTCCTGGGGCGTTGACTGGTCCGGATACCTGTCCGAAATACACCGGAGCACCTTTGATCTTATTGGAGAAAAGATCGATGGCGAAGTCAATAACCGGGATCTCTTTCTTCTCAGCTCCCTCACCAAAGGTAAGTTTAATTCCTTCCGGCTGCGCCATCAGGAACTGCTTCAAGCCAGCATCGACGTAAGCCGGGGTAATCTTCTCATCCTTGAGAAGCTGGAAAATCTCCCCATCGATCCTTTTCTCCTTGGCAACTATATCCTGCTGCGAAAACCGGATCTGGCTGGCATCGATCTTTTCCTTGAGTTGCTTATTCTCTTCGGTCAGAACTTTTACCTGGTCACCGAAAGTTTTGGTCAACTCGGATATTTTAGCTTCAAAAGCATCAGTCTGCTTTTTCATTACTTCTTGGAATTCTTTTAACTCCATTGGTACCTCCATCTTTTTTGGTGCTTTAAAGGTTTTCAAATCTTCGGATACATAGATGCCCGGACCATGCTTATCAGTGAACGATGCAAACTGATTCTGAAGCCCTTTGACCTGTGGGGGATGCGCCCCCAACCAGGTAACCGCTTTCAAAACCAATTTCCCCGTCCCTTCGAAGTCAGTCCAGAGTTCTACACTCCGCTTTTTATATTTACCTTCTTTAACCCACTGCTTCAATTCATCGCTGATTTGCCTAAATTTCGCCATGAGCTTATCACCGGAGCGCCACAACTTTTCTACCCAACCATAAGCCGGACCGTCATCGGCATGATTTAAGGTCGCCGGTGGCTCATGGTAAGCCGGATCGAAGTTTGCCACAATCTCATCCAGATTCTGGGCAGTGAAATTTCCCTGCGGATAAGTCCCGACTTCGAAGATTTCAACCTCATCAAAATTCGGATCAGCCACCTCCGCCATCTTCACCCATTCACCTTCTTTGTTTTTCTCATATCCAGATTTCTTCACAGCAGAAATCGCTACCCTGGCTGCATACTCTTCCTTATCTCTTCCTTCGGGGGTATCCTCATAGGCGGAATTATATGCCGCCAAGTATATTGCTTGTGCATGTTCGGGCATATCCTTTACCCAATCAGGTAAAGTCTGTTTTGTGTATGGCATAATTTTCCTCCTATGCGGCTCTGTTTCTGCCAACAATATGAATCTCAAAGGTGATAACTGGAGTAGTACCACCCACGGTGCATTTCGCCCGGACGTATCGTAGGAATCCAAACTCGGTGCCGTTGGGGATATAAAGAGTCTTTTTCCCCACTGCCGTGAACTGAGCAAAAGTATGAAGTGTATCCCAATCCGCATCATTCATGCTGTGCTCCAGAACCACATCCAGAGTCGGAGTGATTCCGCTCATATTTTCACAGTTGACCATTATTCCCATTTCACTGTAATTCAGCAAATCCTGGCTGTCGGTATAGGTTACCCCCACCACAGTCTTTGTATCTAGTGGCAATAGTTCAATATCTATCGGGGCTATATTTGCCATTTTTAACCTCCTCGTTTTGTTATCTTGAATGTCTCTTTAAATAGTCTGCCATTTTTGAAGTTTTTATCGAACTATCATCTAAAAATCCCATAGCCGTATTGCAACGAGAACATACCAATTCACGAACTTTTCCAGTAACATGGTCATGGTCAATAGATAACCTCGAACGTACACGTTCCGTTTCTCCACAGATAGCACACATTCTATTTTGTTCCTCTAACATCTTTTCATAATCATCAGGAGTAAGGTTATATTTATATTTGAGTTGTCCCGCACGCACTTTCTCTGGATTATGTTTGCACCATTGAGGATGATATTTCTTTTTATATTCCCTTCTCTGTTCAGTATTAATTCTATGATATTTTTTCCGATATTCTTTCCTCTGTTCAAAATTGGATATACGCCCTCTCTTATCTTGTTCTTTTGCTTTCACAGGATTATCTTTGCGCCAGTTACGTCTTTTCTCGTTAACACAGTTCTTACAAAAAGCAGAAAGGTTATCTTTTTCCCTCTTGTCTTTACCAAACTCTTTATTGGATTTATTCTCTTTACATTTGCTGCAAAATTTCATTTCCCAAATCTCCAACAATAAAAAAACCGATCTCCCCGCAACTTACGGGTTTGATCGGCTTGGGGTATATCCAGTGTCCGATACTTCTATTTAGTTTTTATATAACTATCTTTGTTCTATCTCCCATGTTTTAGGATCGACTTTTCTCCTTACAAAATCCAAATCCCCCTTTAGTTCTTGCAATAAAAGCCGAATACCCAATAAACTTTTATCTTTAATTGCTCTATCTTCCAATCTATCTGCATAACCACGCAAACGAGAACTAAAACCATGTGCCATATCTAAAGGGTTTTCAGCATCAATCGCTTTTTTCATCTTACCCACTTCTTCTATAAGACCCATCAAATTCTCCGATAAGACTATTTAGATTTTACTTCTCCATTCAAATTTTAATAAAATTCCTTTTCTTTTTTCATCTCGTCAACCTCTTGCTCTCTTCCTCTATCACTCCAGGCAACGGCTTCTTTGCATCGATCATATTCGTTATCCCACCCTTGAACCAGTTCAATTCAAACTTGGTCTTCCCCGTAAACTTCTCCTCACTCTTTCTACATAGGTAATTTAAGTATGGTTCAAGGGTTTTGTCAAGCATAATCTCTACTCACATTACTATGCCTATGTTATCATCCAAAGAACTATCAATCAAAATGGTCAATCCAGAATATTTGGTTAGTTCTATTGAAGAAGAAGTAGGACTTAATTTTGATAGTTCTTGATGAAGCCATCTTTGCGTCATTGAATTCATCCGTATATATTCCGGTCTTTTACCTGTTTGGATTTCGACCGCCTTAATTGCTTGATTTATTTGTTCGTTGAAAGTCCCTAAGAGAGCCATCATTCCCCCTTCAGTATCTTGGCTATCTCATGTTTCGGTTCGTTCTCCACGATGTCAACGATCCGGGAAGCCAGTTGACCGAAGAAGATTCCCTTGGTCTGCCGGACTCCAAACTTCAGATCTTTCTCCAGAAACCACTTGGTCAACTTGAGCTTCTTCGCAACCGAATCAGGCTTTTCGTCTTTGTTAATTTTGATAACCTGATCCAATTCTTCACTTTTCTTTTTTAATACCATCTTACCAGACCTCGCCTTTTAAGAGTTCAATTTCAGCTTCCGCCAAGGCGGACATGATCAAAACATTGTCACTGGGTGCAGTGCTTCGGAAAAGCCAGCACCAATTTGCATCGGTCAGGAAACTAAAGCTGGTCTCCGGAGTTATCATATTCTCCAGACCATAAGTCATCGAATCGCTGACCAAGCAAATCGGGAACATCCCGCTCTTTTTAGTCCCCTTGATAACATTGATAAATTCCATAGCACCTTCCAGTTTTATTCTAAGCATTATTCCTCCTTTAGCGTAAAAGTCCAAAGATCGTCGCAATTCGGATGTGGCAACCCCATTATCTCCGCATCCGCTAAAGTATATGGATTATGGCTCGCCACCTCCTGGCAAATATCACACGACGCCGGATCGACTAAGAAATGCGCCTCCACCGGCAAACCCGATTCTTTTACCATAGCAGTACCAGCAAAATCAGCAGCCCGGGAGATTTCCGTCTTAGCTATTTGATTCGCCTTCCAATCAGCCATGGCAGGAAATTCTTTTTTGATCTGCTTGGCTACATCAATAGCACTGATTTCCTGATCAAAAAGCATCCGTGCTTTATCCTCAAAAAGTTTCTTCAGAGCATCACCCATATCTTCAATCGTTCCCAACTCATAGGTTCGCCGCTTGAAATAATCATCCATCAGATCGGTAAAGACCTGCTTGTTCACCGTCACTTTAAGTTGGTCTGCCATACTCTGAGCACCCAAAGCAATCGCTTCTCTCTGTGCTTCATCCAGAATATTACCGATTTGGGAATTATATTTATTAAGCATCATTTCCTCAAGTGCCGTTCCTAACGGCTTACCACTTTCGATGACAACCAGATAATCATCTTCCAGACTTGCTATTAGCTTTTTGATCTCTCCGATATATTTGTTCCTCAATTTAAGTGTGGATGCGATCCGATAACCTTTCGCCGCGAAGGTCAAGACTTTTTTTTTACGCTCCGAGAAGGGGAACGCACCACCGCCTCGCTGTGGAGGCTCTATCAAAATATCCCCCTCTTGTGGTTTAGGTATGTTGTATTTACCGTAGAGGTAATCTTCCCCCACTTTTAAGCCTATATCGCTTATCAAAATCTTATCTCTCCGAGCCACCGCCTCGGATGTATCTTCATCCTGATAAGAAATAGAAAGTTTCGGATAGGCAGTTACATTGGCAAAATTATAATCCACCAACCAGGGTATAAGCTGATGATTGATCCCGTCCATCAGGAGTTCGCAATCATCAACAGTATATTCATATTTCGTATCTTCATGGACCCGACCTAAAGCCATCGATCCGACCCGATCCCCTTCTCCGGAGGTCAGAGTCTGCCCGTGAATCGACTTGGTAATCATCTTATCACAATACTCGATAAATGAGAGATAGCCCGCATCACCCCGGCGGACAGCTTCCAAGAAACTTAAATCCAAACCTACGGGCACTCTTAATCCGGTTGCATTCTGTAGTGTATCGAAAACTGCAGAGAGAGCTTCTTTTTGTTCAGTGTTTAACGTAGCAGGATATTTAGCCAGAATGGTAGGAGAGCCGAATTTCTCCATGAAGATACCCCACCACTTCAACGCATTCTTCTTGAACCAGTAATAATAATAAATCTCTTTAAGTGCAGCATTGCCGTAAGGATTTTCGGCAAAGGGTTCGTTTCGAAGATAAAGGAATTTCCGGTCTGGAAGTGGTTCTCCGGAGAATGGATTTGCTATAGTCAAAAGCCTCAAATTATAATCTTTGTCAAAGACGAACCGGGACGGATTTCTACCCAGCAGATCGACCGGAACAATCTTTTCATCCCGCCATCCCCACAGAATCTCCGATACCGAAAGACCTTTCGGAATACAATCCATCAGTTCATACCAACTCTCTCTCCGGCGTTGATAGTTGAACGCCCATATCACAAAGTCGGCAATTTGTTGGTCCCTATTCTTCTCTGATGCTGGCATAATATCCCAAGCTTTATTTAGTACCGCTTTCTTCCGACTCCGAAGACAGGAGGCTATCTGTGGATCTTTATCGATCATTTCCTGGTAGAGTTCCAGTCCTTTACCTTGAGCTTGCGTCGAGGATAATATCCGGTCCGGGTTCATCATTATCTCCCCGACGAAATACTGCCAGCCCTGAGATGACTTAGAGATAGATGCTACCTCTTGCATCACCGGAGCGCCAACGGCTTTCTCATAATTCTTATTCAGGAATTGCAGAATTTTGCCCAAACCTAAAATATCTTTCATAATTTAAAAGTCCTTTAGGGTAGTCATATCTCTTTTTTGCCCGACAGTTGAAGGGTTACCAATAACCCTTGGTGACCTTAATCCCCAGCATGCTAACGCCAGACCGATAACGCAGTCATCATGCTTACCATCAGGAGCGGAATATCGAATATTCCCCGCCTTCGATTCCGTCTTTTCAAATTCTTTTAGTTCGTCAATCATAATCGTTAATGACCGGGGATAGGTGATTCCCCGGTTAGTCATGGTCACAATTAGATTTTCAATAAGTTGTTCTTTGGTTCGTGAACTGAATACAAAGCCCGGACGGTCGCCTTCGCTGTAAACCCGGCACCCAGCCGTCTGCAAATCTTCGGTAATGGGATCCCCTACACCCGTACTATCCGGTATCACCTCGGCGTTATTATATCGTTTAGCCACCGCCACCGTCTTACCGCGCATCAAAGCCCAGGATTCCTTTTGAAATCTATCGAAATAAACCACCTGCCCCGTTCTCTTATTCGCTACAACTATCACCCACCAATCTTGCCTCTTAGCAAAATCAGAACCTAAAACGTATTCCTCATGCGGGACCGGATCAGATAACTCCCCACCAATACAAGTCTCGATAAGCTCCGGCGTAATAGCCCGACCTTCGACTTCTACGTCCCAGTCGTTTTCACAAAAGCGTTTATACATATCCGGCTTCATCTTTTTCAATAACTCGATCCGCTGAAGGTAGTCCTCTGATAGATTGTCTATGTTGTCCATCGTGGTAGCTTCGATCAAATCGAAGCCTCTTGCCTTGGCGTTAGGATCGTCTTTCCACAATGCCCGCACCCAGTTTCTACCCTTGACATTCGCACATATCCAGCCGCTGTGCATCGGCAAACCCAGTTTGACAAAAGCCTCAGTCGGCTCCATTTTCCTCTTGAACCGTCCCCAAAGTAAAAAGAAAGTTTCATCGGTAGTCAGTTCCTCTGCTTGCTCGATAAAGAACCAGTCAAGATTAACGTTCTGCAAAATGTTAGGATTGATCTCTTCGACGTGTCGGAACATGATAACCGAACCATTCGGATAGTTCACGTTCCGGTGGCTATCTAATTTCTTACCCGTAAGTTCTTTGAAATCTTTGATGGTGGAGTCCTGAAGATCGGTTGCCTCTTTTCTGAAGATCATACCGGAACTACCGGGGATCAGTTCTACATAAAGCAGACCCCGCAGGATAGAGCATAAAGTTTTCCCGCTACCCCAGCCAGCTACGAATGCGGGGAACTCAGTTTTGCTGAAAACGAAATCGGTTTGGTATGGCTTCAGGTTTATTATTTTCTGCCGTCCTATTACCGTTCCCCGATTGGACAATGACGATTGAACTAACCCCACCTGTCTTTTCTCCTTCCTCTACATTTACCTTAACCCCTGCCATCTCTAACAGATCCACTGCTGCCTTACGTGCAACGTCTGCACCGAATTTAAACTCCTCGCTGATAACTTCCCCTGCTTCGTTTCGGACAATAGCTATATCCTGAAGTTTAACCAAAGTCTTGACCGAACGGCGTGCCCAGCGGATAGATTCTCGCTTGGCGGATTCTTTGTCCTGATCTTCAAGATGCTTGACCTCTGCTTGGATTTCTTCTCGCTTTAACCATCGCCGGACAGTCCTGCCCACAATCCCGATCTGAACGCCTATCTCCTCATCATTCAAGTCGTCTTTATATTTTAACTTGCAAAGCTCTATCTCTTTTTCACTTAGGCTCATTTTAGGACACCTTTGGACACAAATTCTGCATATCTTTTTTTAATCACATCACAGTAAACCGGTTCAATTTCGGTTAAGAATATTTGTTTTTATGTGATTTGCCAGCGCCTCCATGAACTTCGGCATGACAGCATTGCCCAACACCCTCCATTGTTGTCGGAAATTTCCGGTCAGCTTAAAATCATCGGGGAAGGAACAGACTCTTTTCAATTCTTCGATAGATAGCAACCTGTTTTCTGTCGGATGAATCCCATTGCTGCTCCCGTGAATCACCGTAGCTGTCATGGTGAAAGCCGGCTTATCTAGTCTCATCCTCATGGCAAAATTAGACTTCTTCAATTTTTTATTCCTTATCAGTCTTGGCGTATATCTCATCAATGTTTCCCTTGGCACGCACTTTACAGCGCAATATCCGGGCTTGATATGCAAATAATATTCACTCCAATCTTTTCCTGTAATGAATGTCTTTGGCACAATCCCCTCAAGCGCTTTGCCGACCGTCATGTCCGGCCTTTTCGGCATAGGAAAGGATGGTTCCAGTCCCAAGTCGTTCCGCACGCCCAGAAAAATCAACCTTTTCCGATTCTGCGCTACTTCGTAATTTGCCGCGTTCATCATTTTGCACTTGACTTTGTAAGGCAACGTTTTCATTCTTTCTATGATCTCCCTGAACTTGATTTTCATTTTTCCCGCAACCATACCCGGCACATTTTCCATCAGAAAGACTTTCGGTTGAAGTTCGCCGACCAGTCTGATGAACTCATAAGGCAACAAGTTTCTCTCCCCGTTCACATTCAGCTGGTGAGCAATCGAGAAGTCTTGGCATGGCGGGCTCCCATCCAAAATATCCAAGCCACCTTTCGTTAAATTGCAAAATCTCAAAATATCTTCGCCTGAAATTTGAGCAATATCCTTTTGCTGAATTGGAATGTCAGGGAAGTTCAAATGAAAAACTTTGCAAGCGTGCGAATCAAAATCAATTGCCAAAAGTTCCTTGAATCCTGCCCACCTGTAGCCGAGCGAGCTTCCGCCGCATCCGGAAAAAAGCGAAATCACCGTATACACGATAGTCTCAACCTCAACCTTTTGGCATCTTTAAACTCATGTTCCCAAAAGACCATTACTTTATAGCCAGATTTTCTTAGAATGGAACTGTCACGCAAATCCCTCTTTTTGTTTTTTTTAATCTTCTCAGACCAATATTCTACGTTTGATTTCGGCGCCTTAAAGTGCCTTTTGCATCCGTGCCAAAAGCATCCATGAATGAAAATCGCCGTCTTGCCGACAATGAAATCCGGACTGCCCTTCGGCTTTTTGCCTGGCTTAAGCTTCAATCTTGCCATCTTCAAGGTTTTCCTGAAAGCCAATTCAGGCTTAGTATTCTTGCCTTTGATCGACCGCATTATTTCGCTTCTCTTTTCTTTCGTGAAAATGTCCATCGCTCACCATTCATGTCCGCATTTCGGGCACTTATTCTGCGTTTCGATATTCTCATCAAACTCCAACTGGCTTAGATCTCCCTCGACAATCAGCTCGACTTCCCTTTCTGAAAATCCCGTCAAGGAAACCTCATTTCCGTTATCCATCTTCAGTTCTTCCAAGACTATCGCCAGCTTCTCCATGTCCCAAGTTCCACTAATCCGATTCAACGCCAAATTCAAAATCTTCTCTTTTTTCTTGGTAAGGTCGACATAGACGACAGGGACTTCTTCATATCCCAACTGTTTACAGGCAATAAGCCGTTGATGTCCTCCCACAACGGTATTGTCTTTATTGACCACTACCGGCTCAACAAAGCCAAATTCCCTGATAGAGTTTACCAAGGAAGCCATGTCGTCATTCGATATTTGACGGGGATTGTATCCAGCCAATTTCAGATCGGAGATTTTAACTTCGGTAGTGTTCATAGTCTCTTAATCTAAAAGCCCCAGCCATCCCTCCCTCGGAATCACTGGGACTTCAAAAAGTCGGAAGGGATATTCCGGCTCAACTGACCCTTCAACCTTATTTACGTATTAAATTAAAAGATGTCAAGATATTTTACATAATTTTTAGTTCCCTATCTCTTTCGTACTTTATCCTCTTCCAGTTATCCCGCCGGAACACTGCGTAATATTCACCCTTGACCATGATACAAGTTGGTTCTTTATATTTTTGGACTTGGAGCATGATATTTTTCAGTAACTCCAAATCTCTATCTTCTCCATTCGTCAACTGATAAAGCCCCTTCTCATTTCGCAGAACCTCATCCCCCGAATAGAACTGCCAGCCATTGTTCATACTCCTCCCCTCAAAATCTTGTTAGCTTCTTTTATAAATCTATCCCCATCCATTCTCTGCAAATGAATCGGTTGGATTTCTTTCTTCACTTCATATACCTTCAATCCCCCTTTTGTCGTGCTGGGGTAATGACTCTTATGATCATGCTCTCTCTTCTGTTCGAGTGTAGCATTTCGATACCAGTCTTTGCTTAGCTTATGTCCATGTTTCCTCATACATTCCGGTCTGCCACAGGTAACTCTACAGTGGAGCTTAATAATCTTGTGTTTGTAATAGGGACATTTTTTCATAGTCTCAATCTCAATTGCCCTTCTGTTATCGAATACTCAAATATCCCTCGTCTAAGACACTTATAAACAATCGGGATATTATTCGGTGGAGCCTTTAATTCAGCTACGATAGAGTTTACCGCGCAAACTTGAGCTTCCCTGATCAACTGCAAGGTTGTCTTAGGTCCGGCAAGAAGGGCATTATAAACCCGCCTTAGTCTATCGGAATTTTCAAGTTTGGCGTTGTGCATTTTATTTCTTTTATTTTACCCTCGCCCCCTCGCTTAACCAGAGTGAAGGAGCGAGGCAGATTAACTCACAAACCGTAAAATAAACTAGACAACCATTCGAGCATCCCTGCCCAGCTATCTCAGACCATAAGCATCACGCTCCTTTCTCCTTGCCCAGCTCGGCGGGATCGCCGCCAGCTTGGGCGTAAAGATATTTAGGTTTTTTTCAAGTCATCTGGATTGCCACCATATAACTTATAGCATCCCCTTAAAATTACAGCAACAAAAGAATCATCTTCGTAATCAGTCATAACATTGCCCCATACTTCTTCTATCGCTTCCCTTTTTCCCTTTTGCTTTGCCTTCTCTCGTTCCTCGGCAAGAGCAGATTCATGGTCGGTGAATTTAACAAATTCTCCAGTTTCTATTTCAAACATTTTAGAAAATATTTCCTCTAACTCCCCAGTTGTATATAAATCTATATGCGGTCTATATCTTCTTATTTCCATCGTGACCCTCGCTTGCCCTGACTTGTGCTGAGCTTCGAAGCAATTATGAAGGGCTTTCGGTTAGAGTTTAAATCCAGAAAAAGTATAATGGCCGCCTCGCCTGCTTGATTGCCAATAGAGACACCAGAAAAAGGTCTCTCGTAAAACACTAATGATTTCTTCGTTCCCTGACCATCCGCCAGTATGTAAATCCAAAATCTTTTTTCTTTTGCCCGATAATACAAATCCCCAGTCCGCTGTCCACCAAATTGATTCAAGGAAATCCAAGAACCCCCTAACGTCTTTTCTGTCCCATTCCTTGAGTCGCTTTAGTTCTTCTTCTGTCGGATAACCGTCTTGATCAGGCATTATAATTCCCTCGCTTGCCCTGAATTGTGAAGGGCTTTCGGTTATGCTTTACCTGCGTTTATTAGTTTAAAATCCACCACTTGACCTTCTGGATTTTTGTGATAGACCCCGTAAAGAGCTATCAATAACGCTTCCGCACACGCTTCTTTGTTTTTCTTGTTCATCTTCCAGTCGATATTTGGAAATAGGGATTGTGCTCTGATAATAGACGATCCCTTCTCCCGGGGCATATCCTTCAACCAAAACTTTTGCCAGGTTTGAGGAGCTACCCAGTTTAATTGCTTGTTCAATCCTATCGCTATCCCTTGCCATAATCCGTAACCCATCCCAAAGGTAAACATGGAAGTTACACCCTGCTTCGGCATGGCATGAACCTTCTCAATCCAGACCTCATCGCAAGTGGTTAAAATATTTCTCATCTGCATCAGATCAGGAACACTTTTCTTTCCCACCTGTATCAAGGGACACATATCCCAAGAGATAAATTGTGCTGTTGGTGGGATATATTCTAATTGACACACCGCCCCCGATTTGCCTGGATCGATACCAGCGATTATTGTCATCTTCATCCTCCTGCCCTGCTCAAGGGCGGTTAGGGGGTTAAATTTTCACCGCTCGGTTGGCGGTGTGATTAAAATAATGTTTTTGATTTTTCCTCCCGGTCCTCCGCCAAACGTAAAAATCTATGAGCAGATTCACCCTGCTTAGCCAAGCCGAAGAGGTATTCAATCGGGTTTATAATCGTTCCTGGGTCGATATATTCTATTGCCTCGGCCAGAGCATCGTAGCTATGAAGAAAACCACAAATCTTAGCCCGCCCACCGCCATGGACTAAAACCGCAACAAGGGGAGCAGTTATCTTAGTAGGTGAATTTGGGAACTTCTTTTCAAATAGAGATATTATCCTTTCCGTTTCTTGATCTTGTATTTGTTTTTTAGTAGGTTCATCGCCCTGCGATGGAATCTTTAGATTTTTTAACTTCCTTTCCTTTCCTTTCCTTTCCTTTAGGCAAGAATCATTCCAGAATGATTCGTTATCTATCTTAGAATCATTCTTGGAATCTAACGGTTCGGGAAATTTGCTATCCTGCGGTTTATCAACACGTTGCCATTTATCCCAATTTGTGAATTTGTAATAAAAACCACCATTTATTTTGTAAAATAAAATTGATATATTTTGATCAACTTTCAAAAGTGATCGTTTTATTTTACAAATTCCTATTTTATCGAATGGGAAAAGTGTAGATTTTATAAATTCTGGTGCAGATATTCCTTTTCCGTGATCGTCTGCATTGGAGAATAAACCGATCAAAATTAGTCTATCAAAGTGGCTTAGTTTTGCCACATCTTGACTGCTCCAGAAATTTGGGTCGATCATTCTACGCCTGGGCATTTTCCCCCCAATTAAGATAGTCGTATATTTCTATCACACAGTCTAAAGGGTTACGCACAATTTCCGCTCCGGTAAACCTAAATACTTTCCAGTTCTTTAGGTGCAGATAGCGATCCCTTTTCTTCTCATAATCAAACTGCTTTTTGTCTTTTTCATGGAAGGCAAAGCTATCAAGTTCAATACCCACCTTAAGATTTTCCTCTCCCTTAAAAATTGTGAAATCTAAACGATAGAGGGTTTTGTTTTTTTCTTTAATCTCAAATTGTGGTATCAAATTATACTCAATTCTTTTACCACTTCCAAAATTACAAAAACGGGTTAATGATTCAAATTCCCAGGCAATAGCAAACATCTGTTCTATTGGAGATTCTATCTTTCCTGCTATTGTATTCCAAAAAACATGAGACTCAAACTCATCCCCTATCGCCTTGCACATTTTTCCCAAAAAATCTTGGACGTTTTGCTTCATCTCGTCCTTTATTTGGGTTTTTGTCATTTCTATATGATCCATCTCCCACCTCCAATAAAAAAGCCAGTTCCTCAGGTTAGGAGACCCGCACGAGCGAACTCGTTTGGCTAACCTTACTAAACTGGCTATGTATACAAATAGATGTCGCTCGTGCAAGTCTCAGCATTAAGATAACGTCCTCTGTTATTCTTGTCAACATATTTTTTCATGTAACCGAATAATTTTCACTTTGATAATTCATGAATCTTGTTTTTTCAGCCTCAAATCTTAGCCGGAATTTCCCGGTCTCACCGTTTCGATTTTTGGCTATAATTACCTCAACTATGTTCTTTGAATCCACTTCTTTTCCATTCTCGTCTTTAAACGTTGTTATCCCATACAAAATAGGTCTATTCAAAAGCACCACCCCGTCTGCATCCTGCTCAATAGCCCCAGATTCTCGGAGGTCTGATAGAACTGGCTTTTTATCCGTTCTGTCTTCGAGTTTACGATTAAGCTGGCAAAGAGGAATAACTAAGATTTCTAAGTCCTTTGATATTCTGGCCAGGGTCCCGGAGATAGCTGATATTTCCCTCTCCCGGGTGTCTGTCTTAGGACCGGATATAAGCTGAAGGTAGTCTACAAAGATCACTACTGCACCATACTTGCGGACTATCCGGGATATTCTGGCCTTGATTCCAGAAATCGAAATGTCGGGTGAAACGTCGAACTGGATAGGTAAGTCCCTTAATTTTTGGCAGGTAGCATTAAGAAGATTAAGGTGTCTATTATGCTTTAATTCCTTACTCTTTATATCCGCCTCAGAGCATACTATCCGCTTCTTCAGTGAAGCCAGCCCCATTTCAATAGAAATGAACCCTACCGGGATGCTCTGTTTGACCAAGTTAATAGCCAGATTCAAAGCTATAGCTGTCTTGCCGGAGCCAGGTCTACCAGCTATTACCCACATTTCATTATGAGGCAAACCTTCGAATAGCCGATCCCAATCCAAAAATCCAGTAGAGAATTTTTCTTTGCTGGCCAGCAATTCCTCAACGGTCAAATTTTCCAAAGAAGAAATCAGATACCCCCCCCGGCTATGGCTGATCTGGCTTAGTTTGCTTTCAACCAAAGCCACTACTTCTTTGGATTCTTCCTTTTCTTTAATTAGGTTTATCCCTGTTTGGAAGAGCAGATTCAATTCTCTTAAATTCTTTGCCTCTATGATCTGGTCCACATAGTATTGAATTATTGAAGGCATTACCGCCTGGTCCACCAGGGACAAAAGATATTCTCTATCCCCTACTTTCAGGAGATCACCTTTTGTTTCCAGCCGGTTAGCTATTATTGTGGAATCAATATTTACAGAAGTGTCCCAGCAGCTCTTTACTTCTTTGAAAATTATCTGGTGGGATTCATTATCAAAACAATCGGGGCTTAGTTTTTCCCAAGCGTAGTCGCATACATCGGGTTCTATAAGAAGTCTACCGAGGATAGCTTGTTCAATTTCTATTATTATTTGCACGAACTTGCTCCCCCTTGATTTCCTGATATTTTTTTGTTAGTATATCGGCAAACTCCTTATCCTCTCTATCCAATGCGTTTCTGATCATTTCTTTTAACACTTCAGTTAAGGCAACTGATAATTTTACAAACATCTTACACCTCCAAACAAAAAAGCCACCGGTTCAGACCAGGACACCCGCATGGACGGATCCACTTGGCTGATCTTACTAAGGTGGCTATGTTTACAAAAAGATAGCGTCCATGCAAGTGTCAATCTCAATATACACCCCTCGTTTTCAAAAGTCAAGCTATTTTTCAAGCGAATCCCCGCCTCCATCAGTCCTATGATTTAAAGTAAAATCTCCTGTATACTTTTTGTATCAAAATGGTAGACTTCATTATTAGGTATTGGCAATACATAGTCCGGCACACTATCAATTCGCTTTCGTGCCATCCGGCAATACCTCTCGCTTAGATCGAATCCGATATAACTTCTACCTTGCTTCTTGGCTACCTTGCCAACAGTTCCAGCCCCCATGAACGGGTCAAGCACAATGGCAGGCATGGGGTCTTTCCCACAAGAGCAGGTTGGTCGCCAGCCGAGGGTCTTATATTCGGCGGTTACTGAAGGGTTTGCTTTACCACCAGCTTTTACATAACTATAAATTCCGCTTCTAAATTCACCTTTTCCCGGATTTTGTCCCAATTTTTTAGCATACTCTTCACTTGGTTTTATCACCCTTACCCAAGGTTTTCCGCACTCAGGACACACGCCCCGCTCAGACGTACCGGCTTGAATACAGGGGACGACTAAATCTTCGGGGAAAGTTGCAAAATGCGCTCCCTTGAACGGCTTGGTCGTTATCGTCCAGACCGAACGGCGATTGCGGGTAGTATAATTGTTTGTAGTTAATCCTCCCATCCTACTTCGCCCAGGTGTATTATTAAGTTTTGAATTATCTCGATCCCGCTCCGAATCGTCCATTGTTAAAGTCTTTTCTTGTATCGCTATCGAATCAAAATAATAGCTTTCTGATTTCGTCAACTGAAAGACGTATTCGTGTGCTTTTGTGCAACGTCCAGCCGACATCCGCAGAACCAGACCATCGTTAGGCAAACACTTGGGGCAGCCAGGGCAGTCTTGCCATTCGGCATTTGTATCTTCTCTTGCCTCCGGACTTGGAGCTGGTTGCATACCATCTCTACCCCTTGTTCCGTTTTTTACTTTCACCCTATGCCTCTCCCACCTTGACCCTTGCACGCTCTCCGGCATGGGATTGGGCTTTGCCCAGATAATATCCTGCCGTAACCACCAGCCGTCGGCTTGAAGCGCAAAAGCCACATGCCAGGGGATGCCGCAGAGGTCTTTGGGCTTAAGACCAGAAGGAGCGGAACGCGGAATAACCCTTGAACCCTGTTTAATAATTTCTCCAAATTGTTTATGTCTTTTTGAATATTCCTCTGATCCACTTCCCCCTGAACTCGCATAGCTATCCCCCAAATTCAGCCAGCACACTCCCCACGGTTTCAGCACTCGCTTAACCTCACGGAATACCTCGACCATCTTGGCAACGTAAATCTCCGGTGTCTTTTCCAGTCCGTATTGACCATCGACACCATAGCACCGGAGACCCCAGTAAGGTGGGCTCGTAATGCAAAGATCAATACTTTCAGATGGTAATTCCCCCGTTAGTTCCTTTGCATCCCCGCACACAATCTTGTTTTCAAACTTCTCTTCCCAGGGCATCCCCGCCTCGATTAGTATGGTTAA